CTTGTCCAAATTCTTTTTCAGTTATTCTTTTTAGTTCTTTTTCTTTTTTAGCTTGTGGCAAAAGTTCTGCTTGCGCTCTTTTTTCTGCCCAGTAGTTTTTTACTAATTGCACATAACCATCTATACCTTTTTTAGTTACGCCGGCAAAACCCTGTAATTTTTCATCTAACAAATAGGATTTCGAAAGTGAAGAAACATAATTTTCTAAATTTGATGGAATATTTGTGTTTAAGAAATTACCATCTAAATAATATTTTGAGTTTACTAACAAGGTTCTTGCCATTGTAGGTGATGGTGATAAAAAATCATTTAGTGAAGTTGTAGTTAATTGATCATCGTTATATCCCATGATTTTGTCATAAGAAAATGCAGCTGATTCTTCCATCTCATTTTCATCACGAAATAACTTTCTGAATTTAGGCAAGTCATCAGGATTTTTAAAAGTAACTATATTATCTTCATCCAAGCTATACCAATTTCTTGGGACATTTTCACCTAAAGTAGTTTCTTCTGAAATCAGTCCTCTTAACCTTGCCATTTCATTATCAGCATTAGTTTGCAAAATTTCTTTCTGATTTTTTAATTCAGTTTGTTCTGCAATAAGCCCTTCACGTACTTGATTTAATTTTTTTACTTTTTCTTCATGTATAGCAACATCAACGTTTTTCTTTTTAGGTGTTTTAATTTGTCTATCGATATCTAACAGTTCTTTAGATTTGCTTTTCAAATTTTTATTTAAATCTTGAATGTTATTTATAATATCATTGTATGGCTTAAGAAACTTTTTTAGTCCTTCTACATCTTGTGAGCTTAAACTCGTATAACCATCTAAAACAATTTTTAAATTTGGATTGTCTAATTGTGCTTGATGTAATTCTTGTTTGCGCCTTGATAGCTCATTAGTCAATCTTTTATACTCATTTTGATTTGCTGTAATATCAATATTTTGGTTTATTTTTTCAGATACGGTTTTTCTTTCTTCAACTAAAGAATTAATAGGCTCCATGTATTGGCGAATTAACTCATCCTGATCTCGATATCCTTGTACTGTTGCTTGTATAAATCCGTTTCTATTATTTCTCAAAGAACGTCTATCCCAGCATCTTGAAAAATATTCTTCATAAACTCTTTGTGGCAATATTTCTTCACTAAGATTTTTAGATGCAAGATATCTTTTATAATGCATGGTTGTTACATCTGTATATAAATCTGCTGCATTTCTAACTTGCGGATTACTATCCTTAACCATCGTAAACTTGCTGTTTAATACACGTTTTCCAAAACTTGCACTATCTAAGATATCATTTTTATCTAACTTGCTGTTCAGTTGTTTTAATTGCTCTTCTTCTGTTTTAGTAATATCCATTCCATTGTATTCGAGCCTATAGCCTTCTAACTGGCTCTGATATAACTTAACTTGACCCATAATTGAATTGTATTCAGCTTCAAAAGAAAGATTGTTAGGAATAAATTTTTTTCCTGCTATAGTATCAATGGGGTGATGAGCTATAGTGTTAGTAATGGCTGGCACTGCGCCCTCCATCGTCAAGCCTCTGGTAACATTATCAAAGATTGTGGCAAACTTAGTAATAGGGTTTAATGTGGCTCTATATGTTTGTGGAAACCAAAATAATCCCTTTCTTGCTATTTCACTACCATAAAACACTTCTGCATTTGTAACTTTCTGTGCTGACTCTGCGTATATTTGTGATTTTGCTGCTGTTAATCCTTCAACCTCACCTTTTGCATTTAATTTATATCTCGGCTCTATACCAATATAATTAAAGTTTAATGCATCTTTAGCTTTGCTCATTGCCTCTGACGAAAAATCAGCAACAGACTCACCAAGTTTTGTTTTACTAAATAATGATGAAAGACCTTTAAATCCACCATAAAACATCAGCCCCATTGCTGTATCAGTTAATGCATTGTAACCTAAGTCTTGTATGTTTTTCTGTGGGTCTAGGGCGGTAGTTAATCCTTCACGTGCGAAAGAGTATGCCATAAGATTTCCAGCCTCTAACCCGGCTTTTTCAACAAATCGCAAACCTTTGTAAGCATCTTTAGCATATTTAAATGGCGCTAACCAACTAAACATAAAAGCATCTACACCAAGTCCAATTGCACCACCAATTAAACCTGCTGACCACTTTTGCAAATACGGCTGGTTGTTCCATCTTTCTTCTTTTGCTATCTGGTCTTTAATGTAATTGTAAGCACTTTGCTGTTGTTGTGGACTTGTGGCGGTCATCAGCAAGTCTCTGTATTTGCTTGGTACTGACCTTATCATGTCTTTACTGTCCAACGCTGACCAGTTGTCTGGCATTGGCTGGCCATCAACATTTTGCAAATTAGAATTATCGACTGGCTCAAATGCTTTTTTCTTGGTATATGCATCATATATTTCACCAGCCATTGTCATTTCTGCAGCCTCTCTACCAACTGCGCCAAAAAAACCTAAAGGTTCAGGCTTGTCTTTTGGCCATAATGCAGGTGGTAATCCAACTCCAGACCTACTTTTATCAAACATGTGCGTAGGCTCTAAATGCTGGGTTACAAACTGATTTGTATTTGCATCTAAAGGTGAAGGTATAGGGTAAGATATTTTCAATGATGGATTAATTCTTTGTTGTATTATTTCTAAAGTTTTATCAATTTGCTCATTGCGTGTATCGTAGTAACCTTTTTCATTTTCATCTTTCATATCTTACCCCAATTAGAATAGATAGGTGTGTTTTTTTGTATCAATCTTTCTTTCTTTTGCTTTTGGCAAATTTATATTAATTTCTGGCAATGCAACTTTACCTCTTAATTTTTCAACATACGCCATTATCTCTTCTGTGTTAGACATTGGCTTTGAGCCAAACTTAGAAAACATCACCGTATATTCATTTTTAACTTTTTGAAAATTAGGCGAGTAAGTCATTTGCAAAGCATTTTTTGGACCATAATGTGGCAACATAAAAGATGATCCATTTTTATGAGACAAAGCTAAATCATAATCCCCACTTACCGGGTTTGCTGGGTCATATGATAATTGTGTTTCTTGTGAAATGTCTGTTATTAAATCAGCTTCATCTATCACCTGCTCTTTTCCATCTTTAAACCCAATTGTTTCAATTACCATAGGCTCAGCGTTTTTTATGATTTTATTATATTTGTCTTGTGTCATTGTTTCTAAATCATAGTTTTCTGAATTTTTTACCCGGTAATATGTGCTTACTTCGCCACGCATAAAGGCATCTTTTTTATCTTGGAATTTTTGTGTTAATTGTTGAGCAATATCTCTTTGGAAAAAGAAATGACTGTTTTCAATGCCAGACATTTTTTCTAATGGGTACATGCTAACAAATTCACCGCCATTAACTTTAGATGGGCCAAATATAGTTTTAGCTGTCTCTTGTGTCATTGATTTTGCTTCTTCAATGTCACCGACAAAATCATAATTAGATTTCCATATATTCATCATATTAGATGTTATGTTATTTTCATTTAACATAGGTGTTGCTGGGCCAATAGAAAGCAATCCTTTTTTAATACCTAAAATCTCTCTTGTTTTGCGAACCTTGTCGCCATATGTAGCAATCTGTCCTTTTTGACCAAGCATTTGCTCTTGCCAGTTTTCTTGTATTAAAGCCTTTTGTTTTTCATCTCTAGTTTCAGCAACCCTTACTTTTTGCAAAGCTTCTTGGTCGCTCATGCCGGGATTATTATCACGAATTGCTTTAAATGCCTCTAGTCGTTGTACAACATTTTTATCTAAGCCATATAGATTGCCTGGGCTTCTTAGTTTTACATCATAATAAGCATTAACTGCGCTTCTCATTTCTGTTGGGTCTAATGTTCTTGATAAGGCTGAAATTGTACGGTTAAAAGCTGGTACTGGCCCACCTGCCATAGCTGCTGCTTGCGCTTCACTTTGCATGGGTTGTGGCGATACCGTTCTAAATGGCACACCTGTTTGCTGGTTAAGACTATCAACAACTTGGTAATATGCTGCGTCTTTTGCTTTATCTGATTGTGTTTCAGCCCATGTTCTTGAATCTGAGTAGTTTGTAAGTATGTTATTTGTTGATCGGCTTTCTTGCGTCTGCGTGGCTTGTTTTTGTTTGAACTTTGCCATCCACTCATTCATTCTAGTATCTGTTACACCGGGGGTATTTGCAGCACTTGTAATGTCGAGATTGGTTAGGGTTCCTTGGGTTGCTTTTACATCCAACGCTGACATAACAAAGTTTGCTTGTATGTTTTGCATGTTTTGTAAATGCTGCTCAAAAGCAAGTGTATTATTACCTAGTGTTGTCCATTCATCTGCGGAGATATCTTTAGGTCTATTTCTATAGTCTGCGAACTGCGCTAAAAGCTCGCCTCTTTTCTGGTCAATTGATTCTTTTGTTTCGCCTTTTTTTTGTTGAGATAAATTCACCAGTTGGTTGTTGTATAAGCCTTGGTAATAAGTAATTTTAGCGGATGTATCACTAGCCATTTTTTCGGCTTGCGTCATCATGCCAGAATTATACTGCCTCTGGTTTTGTGCTAATTTGTTTTGATAGATTTGAGAGGCTTGGTCAATTTTGCCTGACGTTGCTAAATTATTAATATTTTGGTCTGTTAATTTATCATTAACTCTCATTGTATCTAAAGCTTCTGATTTAGACTGACCTATTAGTTTTTTTCTTAACTCGCTTGTTGTGTTTTGTAATTGAGCTTGGTATTGATAGCCTAGTGTTGTTTGTACCTCTGTAGGCGCAACTTTCATAATACCTTCTAAGCCTTTGCTCATTTGAGACTGGTATTCGTTGATTTGACCTTGGTTTAACTTATAGCTTTTGTTTAACTCTTCTTCGGCCTGATTAAACATTTGATTGGCTTGAAGACTTAAGGTATTTTTTGACTGTGCAATGTAACCTTCTTGGAATGCTTTATCGGCTGTTGTGATTGGTGGCAATAAGTCGCCTTGTGGATTTAAACCATATTCTAAACCCATTTTTCTATTATATTGTATAGAGGCTTGTTGTGCGATTGTTGCACCTAAATCACCCATCAAAGTATCACTACGAGCTAAATTATCAAAGGCAGCAACATAATTCTGTGGCTGCGTTGTAATTGCTAAACGCTGAGTAGGTTCAAGTGTTTTGATTTCAGTAGCCATAATTTACCTCTTCTAAGCCGTAGGAAGCTTTTGCTTTTTTGCCTAATCCAGCGGTCAAACTAGATATTGGTATTAAGTTAATAAATCTTTGTTGCATAGCTTGACCTAATTGTGTTTGACTTGATAAAGCGTGTAAACCAGACAACACATTTCCAGCTCTAAGGTCTGCTTCTTTAGCAAGTTGATTCATTCTACGCACTCTTTCGTCTTCGCTAAATGCTGCCATGGATGTTTGCCTTAGAGTAGAGGCTGTACCTCCTGCGCTGCTTGTGCCTCTTGCTGCTTGAACTGCAATTTGAGTGCCAATATTTTGTCTTAACTGTTTCATGGCAAACAATGATTCTTGCTCCGTTTGCGCTCTCAGTGATTCAAGGTTAGCTTCATATTGTGCTTGCTCAATCTCACGACCAGCTTGTATAAGACCTTGTTGTCGACGTGTTTGTGTATAATCGACAATCATGCCGGCTGCTTGCATTCCTAATAGTATACCGGTTAGTGGTAACATAATTATTCCTCTATTCTGTAATACACGCCAATTAATCTTATATCAAAAGGGTCGCTGTGTGTGATTGTAATTGGATCTCTTAAAAACTCATTCCAGCCTTTCATAAGGCTTTTGCTAAATATTCCTGTCTGTGGCACTGGTGGTCCTACAATTGATAAAGGGCCGGACAATGGATTATATTGACTTAAAGTGAGTAATGTTATTGGCTGACCATCAATCTCACCACCAATAGTATTGTTAAACATGAATGTAGCGTTACGGATATGTTGTGGGTAAACTAAACTAGTGCCTTTTGGCCCTGTGGCTCCGGGTGGCGCATTAGGTAAGGTTTGAATAACCATGTTGATAGGTAGCCCAATAAATGCCTCTGTAACATCTGTAGGTTGGCCATGTGCAATAAATTCGACTGTTGAATTTGTTACACTGTCTTGAAATCCATAACCATCGCCTTGCATAACAACATCTTTGCCGTTAAATCTTGGCAGACCTGCAATGCTATTTACTGGAGGTCCTGAGTAAACATGACTGCAATCAGTAAATACATTAAAGCTTAACTCTTCAATAAAATATTTGGTGCTATAGGTGAAAGGTGCTACAAGTTCATTAGCAACTTTTCTTTCTACAACAAACCATGCACGACCATCTGGACTACTTGCACCCCATCTAAAGTAGGCTCTAAGCTCTGGTTTATCATCGTTGATTTCACCTGTGATGCATGATGTAAAACCTGTAACATTTTCATTCATTAATGTTTGGTAAACAACAAGGCTGCCATCGTCATTGATAATAAATATGTACCTACTACCTGCACGATTTAAATTCTGAAATGAGACTTCATCGTGAGGTGCGCTGATAAGGTGTTCTGAGGTAACACTTACAATATTTGACATGTAAGAGTTATTGCCACCATCCCAAAGCATTGTGTGAACATCATTACCACTGATAATAATAATCTGATTATCTATGCCTTGTGGTTGAATTGCCGTTGCAGGAGTTGAATCTTGCAGTTGCAAAGAAAATGTTTTAGGTGTTAAAGCAGTTTCGTAGATTAATGGTGAGGAAAAAATTGCTGAATTTGTATGAACCGTTAAGCTTCGATATGGCACAATAAATTTAATAACATTTACAGTGTCGCTTGACGGAAAATAACTGATTGCATCGTCATCAGCTGGGTCTAATAATAACTCATCAAAGTTATTAAAATCATTAATTGCTGATAACCATAAACCATTTGGTAATGCATCGGTATTTGCAAATATAGCACGGCTTTGAAAACTAGAGCATTTGCTTGGAAAACCTCTTTTAGTGGACCAAGCTGGTTCTCTGACTTCAACTAATCGGCCTAGTTGTGCTGTTAGTGTGCTTAAAGTACTGGTTACTGTGCCTGTCATTTGTGTTGCTGATACATAGGCTGTAAATGAGACACAACCATTTGATAGAAATATACTTCCACCGACATGCTCTAATGTAAACACATTTCCTGAGCTTGTAATGGTACATGCTGTACCAACAGTCACTGAGGTTGGTGTAAAAGTAAAAGTATCGTAATTTACATCACCGAAATCATATTGAGGCAAATTAGTGAATACAATTGGTGCTAGAGTCCAGTTGTTTGCTATTAGTACGTTTGTAGTACCTGCGCCAACGTTATTCAATGTAAAAGCATTTGTGTTGTTTGCTGCATCACGGGCAGTTGCGTAAACTTTAATTAATGTTCCTGTTGCATCAGTACGAATGAAGTACGTTACACCTATAAGTATTTGTGGTGTTGTACTAGGCATACTTGCCGGTACTGCATTTGTAAATCGTGCTGCTGATATCAAATTTGCTGCAACTGGATTAGTTAAGGTAAATTGATTTGAAACAATACCAGCACCAGTATTGATAGGATTTGCTGCCAAACTTGCACGACTTAAGACATGTGGTTGAATAATATCAGCGGTTATTTCAAATTTATCTTCAAGTATTGTCCAGTCCATTGTCCGTATCACATGACTGGTTAGTATTGCATTTGCAACAGTTGCCACTAATTTGTTTTCTAAATAGATTTCAACTTGTCCGGGAACAAAAGCTAAAACATATGTGCATTCATTTTTGTAGGGAAAAGTTTCAAAGAAAATATCACGCCAATCTGTTACACCAGTAATTTCGGCCGTGTATATAGTACCGAATCTTTTACCAATACCACCTTGGGGGTATGTGATAGTATTCTGTGCCTTTTTTAAAGATTTATAATAAGCGTCTAAAGTAGTTCTTCCATAAAGCATAGGTGATAATTCACCTCTGCTAAACTCATCTTGTGACCATATAATTTGTGGCATATGCTCCCCTTAAGAAATACTATTAGGATAAACACCACCAATAGCACGATTGCCAAGAACAGGAAAATCAACCTGAGTAAACTGAGGTCTATTTTGACAATCAATTGCACATGCCATGGCTTGCATCTGATTTCGTTTACCTTCGATAACACTGTAGTATTCGGTTTTTTGAGCATTACTTAAACACAAGTATGCTGCTATTTCATAAACAAAGTAATTTACAAACCAAGGTGGGAGAGCTGAAACATCAGGCTGATAAATAAACTGCATATACCACGGCCCTTGGTTAAATGTGTAAATCTTGTTTCCATTAAAAATATCCCAGTCATATGTGTTTGGCCACACACTTAATGTTTTTAACCAACCACTGGGTAGTTGATATACATATAAATAAGGTGGTGGAGGTGTTTCAACAAGCAAAGATAGTTGTTCAAACTTGCTTGCAAATCTCCAGTTGTTTGCTGATAGAACACTTGGCAAAAGCATGTCAAAAGCTTGCTCTGCTGCTACAACTAATTCATCTTGGTCTATCAATGACACGATAGGCGCATGGCCCAACTGGGCCAAAGCATTTGAAATGATTTGTACTTTAGTTAAAGCCATGCGATTCCCCTATTAACTAGCTGCTCTTAATACTTGATAATAAATTACTGCATCAGCACCGGGGTCAGCCGAGAATGTTACAGTAATAGTGTTTAAAGTTGCAGCAGCGGTTACCACTGAAACATTGTTTGTTCCATTATCTTTTAATTGAACAAACACTAAGTCAGTAGCAACAACACCATTAACAGTGATTGCTTCTGCAGCAGCACCGCCAGTTGTTGTATATTGTGCAGCGTATTTAACAACATGACTTGGAGTAATACCAGCTGCTAATTTTGCTAAAGTTACGTTAGCATTTAGAATTTTAGCAGTTTCAACAGCATCAGTAGCTAACTTAGCTGCAGTAACAGCACCGTTAGTTAAATTAGCTGTACCGACTGCACCAATTGCTGTGAATGTAACAACAGTAACAGTACCAGCGGTTTGGTTAACAGCATCTACATAATACATGCCGTTAGCATCACTTGCTTCAATGATAATAATATCACCTACTGCTAAGTCATATACTGCTGAAGCAAAATAGTTTGCTCCTGTTACAGTTGCAATATCATCAGTAGCAGAAGCATAACTGAAAATTGCTGGTCCATTTGTGAAGGCTGGTCCGTCTACTGTTACACGTCCACTGTTGAACGCTAAAGTATGTCTAGTAAATCTTTGGTCATTAAAAGCCATTTTTATTCCCCTTTATTAAGCGGTTTCATCGCAATTTATCGCCAATACGCCCCGGTTATCAATCACGGTAGCTCCGGCACTAAACACACCGTTTACTAAGTAAGAGGTGTTCTGTGGAATGTAGTTCACTTCGGTGCGGAAATTCATGCCGATACCCATACCAGTTGACATTTTGTGCCATGCTAAAGCGGTACGAATGTTACCATTTTTAGGTAAGCCACCTTCTGTCATTTGTGGAACCACAATAACGTTGAAACCTAAGTATTCACGAATGCGTGCTCGGTCGATTACATCATTTCTGGTGTAGAAAGTAGAAACGAATTGGTCATCTTGCATTAAAGACTTGAAGTTATTTGCAGACATAGCCACATAACGCTCTGCTAGTGGTACTGCGTTATTATCAAAGAACTCTAAACATTGGGTAAATTTCAAGTAGTTGAAGTTTGCTCCACCGGCAGCAATGGTGTCACCTGGGTTTAATGCTAATGCATCGATGGTGATTTGGTCAGAACGACGACCCATAGCTTGAGCAACTAACATGGCGTTTTCCATTTTAGCGTCAAAGTTTACGGTTAATTCTTGTACTTCGTCTACTGCGGTAGGTGTGGTGTATTTTTGTAAAGTACATACTGCTTTGTTGTAACCTGGATCTTGAATGGTTACTGCTGCTAAGTAAGCAGTTGGTACAGAAATTACTTGGTCTACTTTACGGAACTCTACGCTTGCACCGATAACATCGTATTTTGTACGAACGGTATCACGCATTAAAAAACCTGTGGAGCGATAGATTGCTTTTACCAACGCATCGAACTCGATTTGTTGGACATTAGTTAAACTGATGGACATTTTAATCCCCTTAAATAGTTAATGATGTTTTATTAAGTATTATTGGGCTTGTAAAATGTTGGTTGTCCGTGAAGGGCCGATTATGTACAAGTTATCCAATTCCCAGAAAAACTGGATACTTGTACACATTATAAACCGCTATTTACTTAGTTTGCAATCTTTCGATTTTTGCAGTTATTTCTCTTCGATATCTTGGATCTGATTTATATTTATCAATATTTTGAATCATCTCAAGTTGCAAATCTTCGAGACTATGTACGCCATCAGATTGTGATTGCTCATTGCCCGGTATCATTGTGTTTTGTCCTAACATTTTTGACCTCAATTCTTCTAGTGCTAACACTGCGTCAGCGGTTCTTAAATTTGATGTTAAAGCATAAAATGAGTCCTCAGATAAATTAGATTTAGCCCAATTGTTTAAGACTTCTAATCTTTCATCTGCTTTATCACCTAGAGCCTGTTTTTCAGCATTATAGTCGATATTAAACTCATCCATGTACTTACCAACTGCGGATAACATTTTATCCATCACGTCTTGTGGTACACGTTTTGATTTAGCATATTGAGCCAATTCTTGAAATGGTTCATAGTCTGGGTCAATCCAGCCCTGTCCTGCTTCCCATGAATATTCATTAGGTGCATCACCAAATCTTTTTTGTAATTCTTGATAGGACTTTGCAACATCCGAGGCTTTTTTAAATTGGCTTGGCAACCAGTCAGGTCTATCACCTGTACCGGGAGTATTATCATCAAGCCACCAAGAAGGTTCTTGTTTTTGTATACCAGCGTCTTGCATAGCCATATCTTCTACTGTTGACGTTATAGTATCAAAACTCATGCTTCACCTGCTGCTCTGCGTGCTTCTTCATCTTTCCGTATCTGATAGCTTTGTACACTACCAATGATTTGTCGAAAAGCTTCCCTAAAGCCTTCATAATAAATACATGCTTTATCATAGTTATCATTAATTTGGCTTGGTGTTCCGGGTATGATAAAACGCTCTTTAAATATTTCTAAAAGCTTTCTACCGCCATCAGAATTAAATACATCCCAACATAACTCGTCGAGCTGTACTACATCTGTGTTACGCTCAGGTTGTGCTGTTTGATACTGTTCATAAAAGTTCTCAGGATTTATATATTGATTTTCACTCATTCTTATACCTCTGGTAATTGTGCTGCTGGTGCTGCACCTTGCTGTTGCATTAACATGTCTTGCTGCTCATTCATCTTGTCTTGTTGTGCTTGGAAGACTCTTGCAACTTCTTCCGGGGCATTCAACAATCGACTATCAATTTGCATCAAGTCTGCTAATAGATACGGATATTCCATTGGGTTAATAAATGCTTGTGCTGCTTCAGGGCCACTAATACCTTGTAATAATTGGAAGTATTGTGTGAATCTGGCTATTTGCTCTTGCCCCTTAGCTAAAGCAAGTGGTGACCTGTAAACGAAAGAGATCAACTTTCTGTCTAGATTTGGATATGGAAGCAAACCCATTTTGTCCAGAATGTATGAGCATCTTTCGATTACTGGCCATAGAAACTCTTGTTGTAACCTACTAAATAAAGGCCCAATACGTTCAGCCAAGGTTTGATTTTGTATCATCAATTGCGTAGCACTAACCGGTTGCTTAGAGTCAGTTGGAATGATTGAATCTGCAAACATTAGGCTACGAATCTGCATACGCAAATCTTGGATACTCAATTGGCTAAACTGAGGATTTGAAGTATCAGGCAATGGAATTAAAGGCGGTTGACCACCTGCGCCTAATGGTGCAATCGGAATGATTGTCATAGGCTGTAATTTAAATGTGTGTGGATTAAATGTTGCGTCAGTAAATGCCATGTACGGTTTAAATGTATTAAGGTTTGCTGCTGCAAGTTCAATGCGTGCAAGTTCATTTAAACTGATAATAGACGGCAATGCATCCATAATTGGACCACGCCCATATGTATCGTTGTTTGTTTTTTGGAAACGCCACACAATGCCGGGATTTACTTCGAACTCATCTACATACAAAATTTCACTGTCAGTACAAACTACATACTGATAACTCTTTTTTTGTTGTGGATTATACATAACACCTTCGTACACCATTTTGATTGTGTAGTCAGGATTGTTTCTCATCATCTGTAATATGCTTGGTGGTATTACTGCATTGCGCCAGCGTGTTGTTATCTCACTTGCTTTAACATCTTCCCAGTTACGGTACCATGACTCAATCTTGCCAGTCATTGCTTCTTCAATAGCAAGTTTGTCCATAGGGATAGATGTAAATAACAGCGGTTGTTCGTCAGTGTATTGATTTACAACTAAACAGGATGTGCCTACTGCTAAATCAAAATAACATTCATTAATTACCACATCGAAATTAGAATCATGGATGTATTCAAAAAGTTTACGCATGTAATCATTTAACATACGTTGAGCGTCATCACGACTTATTCCTGCATCGTCCTCATCAAACTCAGGGTCAACACTTAAGAATCCCCATTGCGTTTGTGGTGGGGTCATAGCGGTATGTAGTTTCGATACAAATGTTTTTGTCGCTTCGATAGCCGTTGTATCATAAACCCTTGTACCTTTCGACTCACCTTGTTGCTCTTTTGGTCTCCAGAATCTATTTCGATTTGGTATTGCATAGAAATAGCAAGCTTCGTGCAGACTCGCCCAAAGATAGCTAATTTGTTGCGCTCTATCGTAGCGCTTCTTAAATTGATCTAAAAGTCTGTCTGCCATGTTTTTAGCCTAATGTTTGTTGATAGCCAGAGTCACTCATTGGTTGTAAGAATCCACCAGAGCGATATTTACGTCTCATTGACCGAATCGTTTTTTCCTGGATACGTTGTTGTTCCATTTGCTTTTCAGCACCAATTCTTTTTTGTTCTTCAATTGCAGATTGCTTTTGCTGATAATAAGTATTTACTGCATCAGCTCTTGCTCTTTTTTCTGCTTCACTTGTATGCGGTACTAGTCCACCTACAACGTCCTCTATTTTTTTTAAACCTTTTGATAGCCAGCTCATTTTATACCCTCATATCCAAATGTGAACATAAATTACTTTTTCTACAAACTCATCGGGATGAATTTCCCTTTCAACGTATACTATTCTATACGGTATTTTAATCTGTTGCTTTAGTTTCTTTAATTGCTGCGATATTGTTGCCATTATGCATATTCATCTTAATCAAATCGTCTTTCATTTTATCGACTTGTTCTTGTAATTTAAATGATTCATACGCACGAATACCAATGTTGATAGATTCCATTAGCTGTTTAATTTCGCTTGCACAAAACTCACCGCCTGTGGCTTGTTCTATAAGTTGTTGATATTGTGTGTGTGGGTCAGCACTACTATCTACATTTAAACGTATTCTAGCGCTTCTACCATAGTGGTAACGCTGCGCACCAATGCCTTCCCAATATTTAAAGTTGAAGTCTGGGTTGTCAGCATTTGCTTCGCCTTCACGTTCCCACATAACCTGAGCATACAAGTTAGCAAGCCGTGAGCATTCATCAAAAACAGGATAGGTATTTCGCCATTTGTAGTACCTTTTCTCAGATATACAAGCTTCAATACAAAATTCAGCAACACTGCCACCATTGCCGATGATATCTAATACCATTAAACAATGAATTTGTTCATCGTAAATCTTATTGCTTAATACACTTTTATATATTTTTTTAGGGTCTAGTTTCATAAATAGATTCTCCTCTATAATTATTCTGTACTATTTTTGGAGAAATTACAAAATGATTGATAATAAGCAATTGCGAGAACAAATTATAAAACCTGCTTTAGATAGTTTACAAATGTATAGTGATAACGCTATGGAGTTACTTGTATTTACTTGCGCATGCGAATCACTAGGTGGAACATACGTTAAACAAGTTAAAGGGCCTGCACTCGGTATCTATCAAATGGAGCCGGCTACTTATACAGACATTTGGGAAAACTATATTAAACATAGTTCGTCTTTAGTTCAGTTGTTAGCACTAAACTTTGCTTCCCCTTCAATTCCAAACCCAGAACGCATGGTGTACGACCTGAGGTTTGCAACGGCCATGGCACGACTACACTATCGTAGACGCAGTGAACCTTTGCCCCAACATACTGATGTTGAAGCGATTTGGGAATACTATAAAAAGTATTACAACACCCATTTAGGCAAAGCAGAAAAAGAGGAATCAATTAAACATTACCGGAAGTTTGTAAAGTAACTTGATTCGCCATAACATCGCTTAGCTCAATAATATGTAAGCAGTGATTGCACATTAATGTGGTCACTTGCTTCATATGTGGGCTGCATACCCACGAAACTGGTATATAGTTATGATTATCGCTTATACCGCACACCTTAGCCTTCTCTATCCACATAGGGTTACACAAGATATCTCTCCATCAATTACCGTCGTCTCTATGATATCCCACAAGGTATGATACAGTATAGAGTGGAGGGGATGGGATGAGGACTTTCCCGATTAACA